TAAACATCACAGGCGCAGGATCTAAGCACAATGGATCAAAGACCATTACAGGTCGCGATACTTACTCAATCACTTATGCGATCACAGGCAATAACAACGCAGTAACTCCACGCCATCCGATCAACCCTTATGGCCTACTTGCGGCAGATACTTATCTCGATCCTTCAACAGTTCCAGCAATTCAAGAAGCTGCTCTTATGATTTCGATCGACATCTGGCAGTCTCGCCAGGCTCCATCTTCAGGCGGAGTCACCATCGATGGCTATGCACCAAGTCCTTACCGCATGGGCAATACCCTTCTAGCTCGCGTTCGCGGATTGATCGCTCCTTATCTTGATCCGAGATCGATGGTGGGCTAATGGCCGCCATCTCAACACTCCGCGCAGGCATCGCCTCAGCACTTACTGACAATACAAAGTATTCAGTTTTTTCATTCCCACCTGCAACACCTATCGCAAATAGCGTGATCGTAGCGCCAGCAGATCCTTACATCTCGCCGTCTAACGGCTGGCATGCATCGATCTCACCTATGGCCAATTTCGTAATTTCCGTCATGGTTCCTTTGCTCGACAATGAAGGCAACCTTAACGGGATGGAAGATAACATCGTCCGGGTTTTCAACCTGCTCGCTGCATCGACCTACACCTACAACGTCACAGAAGTATCGGCTCCAGCCGTACTTAATGCCGCTTCAGGTGATCTACTTACATGTAATATCAATATCTCAGTCCTAACGAGTTGGAGCTAAAATGTCCGAGTGGGAAAAAGAGCAAGAAGCCTTCCTGAAGAAGATCGGGCAGGTAGCACCATCTAAGCCAGTAACTACTAAGAAAGACGAGGAATAATCTCATGGCTGTATTTCTAAGCAACAACGTCGGCGTGAAGGTAAACTCAGTCGATCTATCAGACCACGTTACATCAGTAACACTTAACCGCGCATTCGATGAGCTTGAAGTGACCGCAATGGGTGACTCAGGCCATAAGTTCGTCAAGGGTCTTGAGGCATCATCTGTCACAATTGACTTCCTAAACGACACTGCATCTGCCTCAGTATTGGCAACCTTGCAAGCCGCATGGGGAACTAACGTCACAGTAGTTCTACTACAGACAAAGGGAACCGCAGTTTCTGCGACTAACCCTCTTTACACAATGACTTGCCTCATCAACAACACGACAGATATCAATGGCGCAGTAGGTGACTTGGGAACTATCTCAGCGACCTTTAACGTCTCTGGTACTATCGCAGTTGCCACAACAGGTACATTCTAAGAAACTAAACAAAGGGGCATAGCATGGCAAAGTTAATAGTCACACTAGCGGATAACACAGTTACCGAGATCGAGATCACGCCTCGACTTGAATACGCGTTCGAGCTATATGCTAAAAAGGGATTTCACAAAGCGTTCCGCGATGATGAAAAGCAGTCAGATGTCTATTGGTTGGCATGGGAAGGCCTTCGACTAAGTGGAGTCACAGTCAAGCCATTCGGCGCAGACTTTCTCGAAACTCTTAAGAGTGTAGAGGTTGCAGAGTCTGACCCTTTGGCCTAGGCAGGGATAGCATCCACTATCTCATCGCTCGCTTGAGCATTGAGACAGCTATCCCTCCACAATCTTTAATCGATTTAGATCCATCGATGTTGCAGATGTTATTAACAGCATTGAAGGATAGAGCAAAGGAGCAGGCAGATGCCTACAGAGCTAAAAAACGCTAATGCGTTCCGCAAGGCTCTTAAGCAATTCTCGCCTGATCTAGATAATGCACTTCGTGGCGAGATGGTTGGATTCTTAAAACCCTTGGTTAAAAAGGCTAGAGGATTCCTTCCATCTAACTCAGAGGCTCCATCTGGATTCGTAAAGCATGAAGTCAAGACTGCCAAGTTTCCTATGTACGATGCAGCTGAGGCTCGCCGGGGAATTGGTTACAAGCTCACGCCTACCAAGCCTAATCGCCAGGGTTGGTCATCGACTGTCTCGATTCACAATAAGACCGCCGCTGGTGCAATCGTTGAAACCGCAGGCCGTAAATCTGGAATGACTGGCAACTTCAGCCCTAGGTTTCAAGGCTCATTCGCAGGGCGAGCAAAGATGCAAGGTCGAGCAATGTTTAAGGCTTATGACCAAGATCAAGGTAAGGCCAAGGCAAGTATTATCAAGGCACTTGAAAAGGCTGCCGCTAGATTCAATGGGAGTGCTAACTAATGGCTGAATTACGCGCCTCGATCATCGGTGAGTTCAAGGGTCAGAAGGCCTTTAAGGATGCTGGTAAGGCGACCAACAGTCTAGATAAAAGCGTAAAGCAATTAGGCAAGACTCTTGCAGGAGTATTCGGAGCGCAGCAACTTCTCAAGTTCGCTAAGAATGCCGCTAGCGCATTTATTGAGGATCAGCGCGAAGCCACTCGTCTTGCTATTGCAGTCAAAAATCTAGGCCTAGCGTTCGAGGCTCCAGCAGTTGAAGATTACATCCAGAAGTTATCTCGCTTATCTGGGGTCACCGATTCTCAACTTCGTCCATCGATGCAGGCACTATTGCAGATCACGGGCTCAGTTACAGAATCTCAAAAGATCCTTAATCAGGCTCTAGATGTAGCAGCGGCGACGGGTATTGACGTGGCTACTGTGGCGCAGGATATCGGTCGAGCATATACAGGAAACACTCGCGGTCTCAGAAAATATAACCTAGGCTTAACGCAAGCCGAATTGACTACATCGAGTTACGTCGATGTTCAAGCGCGTCTTAATACTTTATTTAGCGGAGCCAATTCGGCTCAATTACAGACTTATGCAGGCCAGATGTCTTTGCTTACTGTCGCCGCTGGCGAGGCTAGCGAGACGATTGGCAAGGGCTTGATCGATGCCATGATCACTTTGACAGAATCTAAGGACGTCACAGATTTCGTCAATAAGATCGACTCCGTAGCCCAAAGCATTGCTAATGTAATCGGATCCGTAGGTAGATTCTCTACAGTAATTAAAGGTTTATTTACTGGGGCAACCCCAGAAGAAATCAAAGCGATCTTTGACCCTGCTAGAAACGCTATGCCTTTGACAAGCTCTAATGTTCTTTCTGTTAGCACATTGCAAAAGCAAGAAGCAGCCCGTAAAAAGGCAGAGGCCGATGCAGTCAAACGATCCAAGGAATTAGCAGCGTTACAAAAGAAAAATCTCGATACACAAAAGAAGTCTCTAGCGTTACAGAAGGCATCAAAGACTCTTAACCTAGAAGCTATTGGTATCGAAGCAGCCCTTAAAGGCCAGATTAGCGAGACAGATCGCCTTTCACTAAATCTGCAAAAGGCCTTACTTGACGGCAATGCAACACTAGCCACAAGCATCTCAGATCAACTAGATGCGGCAATCAAGCGCAATAATGAGCTTCGTCTTGCCTTACTCGCTACACCTAAAGCGCCTAATCCTTTCTCGGAATGGAAAGTCCCGGCACTTGATTTCGGTGGCAACATGCTAGGCACTCCCGTACCAAATTTTGTACCTCCTAGTTACGTTACCCCTGAGACATTTACGGCTGGCGGAGGAATGGGGCCACAAGTTCTTATGCCTTCAGCGCCTCCGATCAATATCAAGGTTGAGGTTGCAGGCGAAGCAGTAGCGGCAGTCATTACTCAACAACAGAATAACCAATCTCTTTCAGGAACTTTCTCTAGTGTGAATCGAATTGGCAGATTCGCGACTGTGCCGGATTCAGGATGAGTCTTCCAGCAACCATCTCGGTATCTTTTGACTTTAGCCAAGGTGCTACATTCGGCTATCCGTTTACTATTGGCGATGCAAAGTATGGCGTTATCGGCGTCAATCAATTTGCATCGAGCGAAGTGCCAGAACCCGTCATCGATCTTAGCGATGTTACTCGACAGATCACGATCCGACGTGGACGCAACATCATGCGTGATACCTATGAGGCTGGGAGTTGCACAGTCCGAGTCTTAGATCCTGACTCCTACTTCAACCCTCAGAATGCATCCAGTCCCTACTTCGGCTATCTCACTCCACTACGCAAGATCCGCGTAGCTGCTACTACTGCGACTACTCAACACTTCTTATTCTCTGGCTATGTTCAAGACTATCGATATACCTATCCTCAAGGTCAGGAGATCGGATACGTCGATATCGTCTGCTCGGATGCATTCCGTTTATTCGCCATGGCTAACGTCTCGACCATTGCAGACTCAGGCGCTGGCCAGACTACTGGTACTCGCGTAGGTAAGATCCTCGATCAAGTCTCATTCCCATCGAGCATGCGGATCATCGATACAGGATCAACTACTTGCCAAGCCGATCCTGCCACTACTCGGTCAAGCCTCTCAGCTCTACAGGTTGCAGAGTTTACCGAGCAAGGAGCATTCTTCATCCGCACAGACGGCACAGCTGAATTTAAGGATCGATCAGATGTCGTGGGATCTTTAGGCGTTGCACCTATCCAGTTCAATCAGACTACTGGCATTCCTTACTCAGACCTCAAGTTCGCCTTCGATGACAAGCTGATCATCAATAGCGCGACGATGACCAGAGTCGGTGGCACTACTGTCTCATCTAGCGATGCAACATCTATTGCTAAATACTTCCCTCATGGCATGAACGTCGAGAATCTCGTAGCGCAGACCGACGCGCAGGTTACAGACATTGCCAAGATATACGTTGCAACCCGTAAAGAGACCACCATCCGCATTGATGCCATGACTGTCGATCTTCTTGATACAGATGTACCGACTGACACAATGATCGGCCTTGACTATTTCGATAACGTCGAGATCACTAACGTCCAGCCAGACGGCTCGACAATCGTCAAGACCTTGCAGGTGCAAGGCTTGGCATGGGACATCACCCCTAATTCAATGAAATGCACAGTAACAACACTTGAGCCTATAGTCGAGGGATTCATCATCGGATCATCGACTTACGGTATAATCGGACAATCCATAATGGGATACTAGGAGAAAATCATGGCAGAAGGCTTTCCAGCGACAACAGGCGACATCTTTACGGCCGCGGACTATAACGGCCTAGTAGCCTTTACTGTGGGCGCAGCTAACACAGTCGACTATACGGCGACCATCTCTGACGCCTATCAGGTCTTAGAGCTGATGAACAAGTCAAGCGCAATCGCCTTTAACATTCCGACCAATGCTTCAGTAGCATTCCCAATTGGCACAGTTATCACAGTTCTTAACATCGGTGCTGGAGTCTGCACGATCAAGGCCGTAACTTCTGGCACGACTACAGTCCTCTCGGCTGGCGCAGTAGCGGCTCAGCCTACCCTTGCTCAATATAAGTCAGCAGCCTGCATCAAGACAGGCACGGATACTTGGTATGTCGTAGGAGCCATCGGGTAATGCTTAACAACATTGCTAGCATAAACAGTAAACCAGGGGCTGCCTTTATTGTCGATTATCTTTTATTGGCAGGTGGTGCAGGTGGTGGTATGAACTATGCAGGCGGCGGTGGTGCTGGCGGATTGCGATCAACAGTAACTGCCACAGGTGGCGGTGGCGCACTTGAATCATCATTGACTTTAGAGACAAGCAATTTATATCCCGTAACTATTGGCGGCGGTGGTGCTGGTTCAACTTCGCTTGTTTTACGAGGGGCTAGCGGTAGTAATTCAATTTTCACAAGTATCACTGCCACAGGGGGCGGTGGTGGTGGTTCGAGAGATGGCATTGGAACTCAGTCTGCAGGCGGTTCTGGCGGTTCTGGCGGTGGTGCTGGTTCAGATACCAACACTTCAGGCGGCGCAGTCTCTCCAAGTGGACAAGGTTATGCTGGTGGCAGTTCTGTCAATAGCGGTCAAAACCCAGGTGGCGGTGGTGGCGGTGGTGGTGCCGTAGGTGGAAACGCGTCTTCAACTGTCGCTGGTAGCGGAGGTAATGGAGTTGCAATTTCTATTACTGGATCATCTGTCACTTATGGCGGTGGTGGCGGTGGTTCTTGTAACACTGGTGGTACTCCAGGCACGGGTGGTACAGGCGGTGGTGGTGCTGGAACAATCGCAGTGACTGGCACTGGTGGTGCTGGTACTGCTAACAGAGGTGCAGGCGGTGGTGGCGGTGGCCCAGGAAACGGAATTGGCGGCGCTGGTGGTTCTGGCGTTGTGATTATTCGTTATCCAGATAGTCGAACAATAAGTTTTGGTGCTGGTTTAACAGGCACAGAATCAGCAGCCTCTGGTGGTTACAAGCGCGCAACCATTACTGCTGGCACTGGAAACGTGAGCTGGACATAATGGCACATTACGCGTTCTTAGATGATTTAAGTATTGTCACAGAGGTTATTGTCGGCATTGATGAAACAGAATTAATTGAAGGTTTAGATCCTGAGACTTGGTACGGCAATTTTAGAGGCCAGACTTGCAAGCGTACGAGTTACAATAACAAGATTCGCTATAACTATGCAGGGATTGGTTACACATACGATCCGATTGATGATGCATTTATTGCACCTGTCCCATGCGAGCATGCAGAATTAACTCTAAACGAACTAAAGCGATGGGAGTGTGCTACCTGTGAAGCCGAGGCTAAGCCGTTCAGCGATCCAGCTTAGAGAGCAGATCGATGACGCATTCCCAGATCGAGATCGAACTTCGGACGGCTGGATCGGTGATACCCGACACTCTGCTCGCAAGTCTGATCATAATCCAGATGAGCAGGGCTGGGTTCGTGCCATTGACATTGACCGCGACCTTGCTGGCAAAAAAGGAAAGCCCGATCTCATGCCTGACTTGGTCGATCAGATTCGAGCATTGGCAAAGTCTGGCAATAAGAGGATCAGTTACATCATCTTCGATGGCCGTATCGCCTCATCTAAGAAGGCTTGGGCTTGGCGTCCTTATGATGGGATCAATAAGCATAATCACCATGCACACGTCAGTTTTACTATCAAGGGCGATGAAGATAGTACGTTCTTTAATATCCCGATGATAGGTGGAAACTAATGGAAGCAATTATCTATGCAACTCTCGGACTCATAGCGATCCC